GGCCCTTCGACGTTTACTCACACGGTAAACGCGACGCTTTTTCCGGTTACCGGCGCGCAAATGAAAAGCGTCGAAAATTTGCTTCTTGCTGGCGGCCCTATGTTCGCAATCATTGAACGCAAAGGAACCGGAAGCGCTTCGAACAACGGCTTCGAAATTTACGGTTTATCCTGGAATCCATTCAAGGCCGCCGTTGAAACCGAAGACGGACTTTTACCTTCGGCTGGAACGTACCAAACTGGAACCGCTTTAACCGATTCAACCGGAACGGTTATCGCTTTGTCCGGCGCGGCTTACAACTTGCCGAAAATAATGTTCGCCGCCGACGATTACGCCGACGCTTTGTCTGCAATCGAAGGACTCGAAGCGTAATTTCGAAAAATGGAATCCAACGTTCGCGAAATCTTAAAAAAGGATTTCGGCGAAACGGATCGAAACGACTGGGCCGCTTTGGTAAATTACGCCAAAACGGCCCTTTCTTTTTCCGTTTGTAATTGTTACGAAGGCGCCGCCGAAGTTTATCCGATTCTTAAAAAACATTTCCAAAAAATTGACGAAATGGCAAAAGCAAAACCAAAACAAAACGCGGAAATCGAAACCGCGATCGAATCGAACGTCGAATCGACGATCGAAACAAATATCGAAAAGAAAATTTCGATCGATCCAAAATTTGCCGGAATGAATTTTTCCGGTAAAATCGACGGAAAAAATATTTCCTTCAGTTATTCCGATTTGATTTCGGAAAAAGTGAACCAGGAAACAATAAAAAAAGCGCTGGACGCTTTCCCGGTTTGGGCGAAATTCTTTATTTTCGAATAATGAAACGGAAAACTTTTTCGGAAGAAATGATCGTCGCGAAAATCGACGAAAAACGCGTTTCCGCCTATTACGAACCGAACGAACTTTCGAAAACCGGCGAAATAATAAACTGGGGAAAAACGAATAAATTTCCAAACCTGGCGCAAAAAGTCGTTTTCGATTCAGGAACGGCGGCGGAATGTGTTTCGCGAATTGCCCAGTTCACGGAAGGAAAAGGATTTTCGAATCCGGATTTCGGAAAAATCAAAGTAAACGAAAAGCAAACAGCCGCCGACTTGCTTTCTGAACTTTCCCAGGGCGCGTTTTGGTCGGCCTTCGCCGTCCGCGTTTTATACAATAACGCCGGCAAACCGGCCGAATTTTACAAGGTACCGATCGCACGACTTCGCGCCGCGACGAACGGCGGCTTTTATTATAAGGACGACTGGGAAAAAGGGAAATCGGAAGAAATTTTCATTCACGCTTTCAACCCTTCGCTGGACTTGGAAAAGCGTACCCAACAAATCGAAAGCGACCTGGAAAAATACGATCGACAAATAGGCGAAATTTTATATTTCCACCAACCCAGCGAAGCCGACGTTTCCGGACGCTATCCTTCGCCGCCCTGGATCGCTGGCCTGGAAGATGTCGAAAGCGACGCCGCTATCCAGCGCCTGGATCGTCGAAATATCAAAAAAGGTTTCAAAGGAAAAGTTATCATTTCGCTACCTTACCAACTTTCGGACGAAATCGAACGCGACGAAAACGGAAATCCGAAAGGCCCTTCCGAAGCCGACGTTTTCACGGAAGAAATTCGAAAGTTCGTGAACGAAGACGGCGCCGAAGTTATGGTTTTGGAAGGTCGAAACAACGATTCAAAGCCGGAAGTTTCGACGATTAACAGCGCCGCGCTTTTGAATGGAACAAAGGAAATCCGATCGACGATTTCAGCCGCCGTTTCGCGCCACTTCGGCGTTCCGCCGGTTATCGTCGGCCAGGACGTCGCGGCTATTTTGGGAAATACCCAGGCGCTTTCGAATTCGATAAAATTATTTGTTCAAACGATTTCTGGACTTCAAAGAATGATCGAACGCTTATTCGCCGCGATCATTCCGTCGATCGAATGGAAAATCGTTCCTTTGTCGATTTTCGAATTCATTCCGTCCGAAGTTTTGGCGAAAATGAGCGAAGACGAAATTCGCGCCCTGGCTGGCCTTCAACCGTTACCGGAAAAGGTCGCTGGTTCCGCCGAAATTGTTCTTAACGCTTTGAATTCGCTTTCGCCTTTGGTGGCGAATAAAGTCCTGGAAAAAATGACGGACGAAGAAATTCGTTCGCTTATTGGTTTGGGGCCTGTTCAAACTCAAAATCCTGGTTTGTAATGATTACAAAAAAAGATATTACGGAAAAAGTTTCGGCGATTTCGCTTCAGGTTCCGGATTCAAAAATTCAGCCGTTTATCGAAGACGCTATTCGATACGATATTCAGCCGCTTTTGGGCGGCGCGTTATTTGACGCCGTCGCGGCCCTGGAAGAAACTTCGGAAGAATCCGATCTGAAAACGTTTTGGAAAAATTACGTTCAACCCTACGCGATCGCTTCGACGGCGGCGCGCTTTTTCGCTTTGTACGGAAAAAACGCTACCCAGTTCGGCGTCCGTGAACTTATCGACGATACTTCTCAGGGCGTTTCGGATCGCGGACGCGGCGAAATAATTTCCTATTACCAGGAAATCGCGAACGAAGAAAAAGTTCGGCTTTTGAACTTTTTGAACTTCCAAAACTGGGCGATCGGTGGAACGTCTTATTTTTCAACCGGACGAAAATCCATAAAACCGGCCTTCGGAATTCGCGCAATATGAAAACGTTTTTCGAAGAATTTGGAATCGATCTTTCGCTTTCGCTGGTCGGAATGTTTGGTTCTTTAATTATGGTCGGCAAAAGGGCCGCGAAAAATCTTCGCGCGTCGGTTTTCGGAATCGTTTCCGGAACTTTGTCGGCTAACTATTTAACGCCTTTGGTAATTAAGTACGCAAATTTGGAAGGAAAAGCCCAGTTCGGCGTCGCTTTTTTGCTCGGTTATTTCGGCCTGAAAGGAATCGAATCTTTGACAAAAAAAGTTTTCAAAAATGGAAGCGACGATTCAAATAATTAACTGGATCGCGAACGTAATTTTCGGCGGATCTTTAACGGCGTTTTATATTATGATTTACGGCGATGAATCGAAGATCGTTCACCGCTGGCCGTTCGTTCAAAATTGGACGCTTCGCGCTGGTCTTATTGGAATGGTTCTGGGCGCTTTGTTTAATGTTTTAACCGCGCCGAAGCCAACGCTTCCGGAATTAGTTTTGAATGTTGGACTGGCCTTCGTTTTCCTTTGGGCCTTTTTATTTCACAAACGCCACCTAATTAAAAAGTAAAAAATGGCTTATCAAAAAATTTATCCTTCAACTTTAAACTTTGAAATCGAATTGAAAAATTCGGACGGATCGGTTTTCGATCCTTCTTCAATGGACGAAGTTTTCGTTTTGTGGAATATCGACGGCCGTCCCTTCCTGGAACAAAACAACGGCGACGGCGGCGCGCTTTCGGTTTCTTCGGTGGCGATTTCCGGAACGATTCCGTTCGAAGCGCTGGACGCTTGCAAACCGGGAAAAATATTCGCGGACGTGAAACTTCAAAAAACCGATCTTTCGGAAATCATAACGACGCGGATCGATTTCAAAACCGAAATTCAAAAAACAAATTTTTAACGAAATGAACGGAACCGGAACTTTGTCTTCTTTGACTGGAAGCGCCACGCTTCAAACCGCTGGCGGCGGCGCCGCTTTCAACTGCGCCGACCTTTTGGAATGTCCTTCGTTTACCGATCTTCAAACCGAAATCGCGGCCGCTTCTTTGGCTGTTTCCGGCCTGGAAACTTCGGTCGCAAATTTGGAAACCGAAGTCGCTGGCAAATTCGATATTCCAACCGGAACGGCGTCCGATTATTTAAACGGCGCCGGAACTCCGACGCCTTTTCCGGCTTACGTGAATTCGAAGGCCGTATTTCGCGAAGTACGAAACGAAACCGGCGCAACGCTTACAAAGGGAACCGTCGTTTATATTTCTGGCGCGTCAGGTAACAAAGCGACCGTTTCGAAAGCGATCGCGACTTCGGACGCTACCAGCGCGCAAACCTTCGGCGTTATTTATTCCGATCTTCCAACAAATCAAAACGGCGTCGCGCTTGTTTTCGGCGAAATTGCCGGCCTTAATACGTCCGCCTATGCGGAAGGAACCCAGCTTTATTTGAGCGCCACCACGGCCGGCGATTATACTTCAGTAAAACAATACGCGCCGAATCACTTGGTTTATATTGGCGTCGTTACGCGCCAACACGCGAACCAGGGATCGATCGAAATAAAAATTCAAAACGGTTACGAATTGGACGAACTTCACGACGTCCAGGCGCAAAATCCAGCCGACAGGAACGGACTTTTTTTCGAATTAAGTTCGAACCAATGGAAGGCGCGCGCGATCGCTTCGGCCGACGTTCCAAACTTGGACGCCGCAAAAATTACTTCCGGAACTTTTGACGCCGCGCGAATTCCAACGCTCGACGCTTCCAAAACCGGAACCGGAACGTTTGACGCGGCCCGGATTCCTTCGCTCGATTCTTCGAAAATTACGTCAGGATCTTTCGACACGGCCCGAATTCCAAACCTGGACTCTTCGAAAATAACGACCGGAACTTTTGCGACGGCGCGAATTCCGAAAGCGATCCTTCCGGCGCTTATTTACACCGGGGCGGCGTTGGCTGGAAATCCTGGGAACAATATCGAAACCGTTATTCAAACGCTTTCAATTCCGGCCGGTTCTCTTTCGGCTGGCGATATTATTCGAATCGGATTCCTTTATTCATTTACTGGAAACGCTGGAACCAAAACGCCACGAATTCGAATCGGATCGAATACGATCGTCGGAAATGCTATTTTCGGGACTTCAGCTTTGGCCGCTTCAATCACAAACATTCAGGCCGAAGTTTTGGCCGTCGTTACGTCTGCCACAAATTTAAGAATTTGGCAGGCCGCAAATAATACCGGATTTGGCGCTTCAACTGTTGCTTTGACAAATAACACGGTCGATCTGAACCAGGCGATTCCGTTTTCATTCAATATTTTGAAAGCGACTGGAACCGATACGGCGATTCTGGAATTCGTATTTATTGAAATTTTGAAACAATGATAAAAAAACGCTACGCCGTAACGGATCCGGAAGGCGCCACGCTTTACGATCTAACTTTCGAACAGGCGACGAACGTTTTCGTTCCTGGTTCGCGCCTTTGGGAATCTGAAAACGAAGGCCAGTCCTACGTCGAAATATTTATCGAATGAAACTAACTTTTTGAAATATGAAAAAAGAAAAGAAAACCGCGAATTCACTTTCGCTCGAAGAACGTTTGAACGCGCCGACGCCGTCGTTCTTCAAAAAAATTCGAAACGCTGGAATGATTTTAACCGCGATCGCTGGCGTTTTGGCTGCGGCGCCGGTGGCTATTCCGGCCGGAATCGTCGGCTATATTGCGACGGCTGGCCTGGTGGCTTCGGCTGTGGCACAAACGACCGTAGACGAAGAAAAAATCGAAAAGTAAATTTTTCGAAGTATATTTGTTTCGATTTGTGTTTTCAAAAATTTGGTTGTTTTTGAAACGAGCGCCGGGATTCCTGGCGCTTTTTTTTGTATCAAAAATTTTTTTTACTTTTTTGCTTGCAGAATAAAAAAAGTTTTTTACCTTTGTGAGGTACAAAACACAAATCAAAATGAACTACCAACAAGCAAAAGCCGAAAAATTACAAAATTCGAAATTCAAAGCCGGCGAAAAAATTTCCTATTTAGGTAAGCCAGGCGAAATTCACTGCGTTCAAATCGATAACCGTTTGAACGTTACTTATCACCTTTCCTACCAGGTAACTTTCGGCCGTAATTACGTCGAATTTGTTCGCGAAGAAAACATTTCAAAATAAACATTCAATTTTTTTTTATGAAAACACAAATCACCGGCTTTGACGTTCGCCTTGAAAAAATGAACGGTCAAAGCGCAAACCAAACCTGGAACGGCGTCGTTTTTACAAAGAACCGCGCACTTCACAACTTCACGGCTGCGGCCGACTTCGCCGGCCTTTATTACGACGGCGACGATCTAAAAATCTTTTTCGAAGGCCAGGCCTTCCAGGACTTTTCGATCGGTGGCGTCGGTTACGATTACCGCCTAACTATTGAAAAAATCGTCCTGGAATCCGAAGACGCCGAAGCAACGCCGGCCGAAATGAAATCGATTCGCGATTTGATCGAATCCTTCGCTAACATTGAAAACGCGTAAAAATGGGAACGTTTAGATTTGCCACCGATTCCGAAAAGCAACCTGGCGAAATCGGTTTTTTATATTGGTTCGAATATGGATTCGAAGATCCGGAAACCGGCGATTTCAAACGCCTGGCGCGATTGAACCTATTCGGCCTGGAAACATTCGAAGAAGCCGTCGAAGAAATGAAAACCGCGCTGGACGAAGCGCTAAAAAATGAAATGATAAAACGCGAACCTTTCAAACTTTAATCAAATGAAAACACAAATCACAAACCTAAACGCCACCGATTCAAACGACCTTCAGAAATGGTTTTCGGTGGCCTTCGCGCCGTTTACTTTCGAACTCGAACAAAACGGCCACCGCTTACAAATCGACGAACGCCTGAAATCAAATATCGATTTTTTTGTCGATCAAAACAAACCAACAACCGGCGACGAAGAAAACTGGCTGGAAGTCGTAACGGCCGAAAAGATTCGATCCATTCGGAAACGTTTCGATCCGATCGACTTCGCTTTCGTTCGCGCTTCAATAGAAATTTTCCCTTCAATAACTCACTACCTATGAAAGTTTATGTAAAACGAAACCGGACTTTAACAAAGCCGGAACGAAAAAAAATGATCGACGCGCTTTCGATCGTCGAAAAAAAAGAATTCGCCAGGATCGCCGGAATAAGTTATCCGACCGTCTTCCGCGCCGTCGAAGGTTTAGAACTTCAGTTTGGCGTCGCAAATAAAATTCTTCGAGCTTCCGAAATCGTTCTTTTGCAATCGATCAAAAAATAAAAAAAATTTTTTATTCCGAAGTATTGCAAAATCAAAAAAGTTTTTTACCTTTGAAAAATCAAACACAAATCAAAATGAAAACACAAATCACAAACGAAGCGCCGAAGGTATTCGAAGCGCTTACAAAAACCGCCAGCGACCTGGCGAAAATCGGAATCGGAAAAGATCGCGTAAATGAACAGCAGCGTTTCAAATATCGCGGAATCGATGATCTTTATAACGTCCTCGGCCCGATCCTGGCGAAGAATAATTTGATCGTCCTTCAGGAAGCCGAAAGCCGCGATTCATTCGAAAAAGTTTCTAAAACCGGCGGCGCGATTTATTACGTAATTCTGAAAATGAAATACACTTTTATTTGTTCGGAAGACGGTTCTTCGTATTCGATTACGACTTTCGGCGAAGCGATGGATTCCAGCGACAAAGCGACGAATAAAGCCCAAACGTCGGCCTATAAATACGCTATGATTCAGACGTTCGCGATTCCGATCGTCGGCGAAGAAAACGATCCGGATTCCAAAACACACGAATCGAAACCAGGCCAACCGAAAACAAAGCAAGCGCCGAACGCCGAACAACTTTCAAAAATGTACGATCGCTTTCGCGCTGGCGAAAAAGACGTCCTGGATAAATTCGCCGCTTACTTTTACATTTCCGCCGACCTGGGCGAAGAAATCGACGCGACGCTTCGCGCTATTGAATCCGAAACAAAAAACTAAACCTTAAATTTTTATTTTTATGAAAACACAAATCGAAAATTTGTCGGCGATCCTTTCGCCAAATTCCGGAAAAGAAGAAGTTTCTTCATTGGTGGAACAAATCGTTTCAAACGTCGAAGACGGAAACACAAACGCGCTGGAAGTGTTTATTCACTTGCATAAACTCGCAAAGGTCGCCGAAGACGTTCGTTCGAAAATAATGGACGCCGCGCTAACCGAAGCCGCTAAACACGGCGGAAAAGGATCGTCCGCTTTCGGCGTCGATTTTTCAGTCGCCGAAGCCGGCGTTCGATACGACTTCAGCGAAACGAACGATCCGATCCTGGCCGAAATTTTGGAAAAGGAAACCGAAATAAAAGCGAAAAAATCTGAACGTGAAAAATTCCTGAAGTCGCTTCCTGGCAAACTTCCGATTGTTATCGAAGAAACCGGCGAACTGGTCGAAGTATTTCCACCGATAAAAAAATCTTCCACCGTTTTGAAAATTTCGCTTAAATGATTACTTTCGAAAATATCCTGGGTCGTGTTATTCGGCCCAGGGAAAACAAAGTTCAAATTTCAACGGCTTACACTATGCCAGGAATAATTCTAAAAGGTCGCGATTTCACGATCGCCCAGCGCTTGGATCGCGTTCAAAATTTGAAACGCCAGGCCTTCGAAGCGAAATTTTACGACAAAGTCGCCCAGGCGAACTATCTTATTTCGTTACTTGGAAGCGAACTGGCGTCCGGAAAACGGCCAACGTTCAAACATTGGTCGAAATGAATCCGGAAGACGAATTCGAAAACTTCGGCCCGAAAATCGACGAAGCAAAGGCGAAGGAAGCGATCGATCGAATAACTTCGGAAGATCAAAATTCAAAGCCGGACGATTCGCCGTTCGAATGTTTTGGTTGCGGAAGTTAATTTTTTTTCGTATCTTTAATGATCGTTTTTTTGTAGGGAAAAAACGTTTGCAAAATCGAAACCTTTGGCCTTTTGGCCTGGGCGTCCCTACCGCCTGGGCCTTTGGGCCTTTTTTATTGCAATGAAAAAACAAATCGCCACCGGTTACGATGCCGGACGCTGGATTTTTGACGCTTACGCGCGCCGAAAGATTTCCTTCCAGGCGATCGCGTTCGGTTTTTACCTTTTGGATCTTTGGAACCGGCGACGCAAATCTGACGTTTTTTTGACGCCGACGGACGCTTCGATCGACCTGGGTATTTCGCGCGATTCGGCTTCGAAATATTGGAATGAATTGGAAGCCGCTGGCCTATTTCGAACGGTGGAAATCGTCGGCCAGGCCAGGGCCAAACGGATCGAATTCACGTTCGACAACGCGGAAGACAACGCGGAAAAAATCCACTTTGTCAAAGCCGACAACGCGGAAGACAACGCGGAAGACAACGCGGAAATTTTCCGCACTGCCACCTATATAGAAAAGAAAATAACAAAAGATAAAATAAAAAACAAACAAAAAAGTTCGTTTGACGAAATCCAAAAAGACGAAGATTTGAAGCCGGCCGGAATCGACGAATTTTCCGCCGAAATCATTCAACCGGAAAACGAATCTTGGCTTTTCAATTTAGCCCAGGCGATCGGCGGAAAATCTTTCATTTTGCCAGCGCTCGAAAAGTTCGTTATTTTCGCAAAGGGAAACGGCCGGAAGTACGAATCGAAAATCGAATTCCAGCGCCACTTTTTCAACTGGGCCACTATTCCAACAAATCAAAAAAAATTTCAAAACAATGAAAACACAAATTCAAAAAACGGATTTTCCGCAAATCTTAACGACTGGGCGCGACGCGCTTATTCTTCAGGCGAAACAAGCGCCGAAAATTTCGACGTTTGAAACCGACAAAGATTTGATCGAAACGCTTTCGACCGTCTTCGCTTTGATCGGAATTCGAGGAACCAACCTTCCGGACGATTTTCAAACGCGCGTTTTGATTTCATTCATTCGATCAAACTTCGGATTTTTGACTATCAAACAAATTCGCCAGGCGTTCACTATGTACGCCGCCGGCGAACTTCAAAACGTTCCGGATCATTTTCAGACGTTTTCCGCCGTCTTTTTTTCGAAGGTGGTACGTTCATATCAAAACGAAGTCGAACGCGCCACACGTGAAAACGAACGCGCCCTGGCGGCCGTTCACGTTCAAACGAACCAGCCAACGCCGCAAGAAAAACGAAAACTGGATCGCGATTTCTATTTAACGATCGCGAAACCTTTTATCGAAACCGGACTTTTGAATTTTTTGGGATATATTCCAGCGGCCGTCGTTTACGATTTCATTCACGAAGGCCAGGAAGAAAATTCTTCGATTTATTTCAATCACGAACAAAAAAACAGCGCCCTGGAATTCGCGAAAATCCGTTTGAAATACAACGCCGAAAGCGAAAAGAATCCATTCGAACGAATCCGCCTTTTAAGCGACGCCGAAGAAACGACGCGAATAATTTCGGAAGCGAAAGCCGTTCTTTTGGAAACGACTTTTTTCACGGCCGAAAAAAAATCGAAAGTCCTGGACGATTTGAAAAAACGTTTTGACGAATGAAAAACGATCTAAACTTCGAACACTGCCTTTCGGAAGAAGAAAAGACGGCCCGGATCGTCGAAAAGATTTTCAAATGCGAACTTTTATCGACTTCGAAATACTGCGCGATCGACTTTTTGATCGTTCGAGACGGCCAACTTCGCGGCCTTTTGGAATTGAAAAACCGATATTCCTTCGGCGATCTTCCGGCGACGCTGGAATCATTAAAACAAATGAAAACGTTTCTTATTCCGTTTGCAAAATTCGAAAAATCGGTCGCGCTTTCGTTCCTTTTTTCGGCGCCGCTTTTTTTAATTACCGACTTAATGGAAGACGATTTCCTGGCCGTTTGGCAAATAACGAACGACTACGGAAACCAACTAATCGACGTCGAAAGACGCGCGTCCGAAGTCGCGAAAAATTGCCTGAAAATCGAAACGGTCAAACGTGAAAACGCTTTTTTGAAATTCGAAGACGCGAAAATATATCGGAAAAAATGAAACGGACACCAGCGCAAACAAAAACCTGGATCAAACCAAAAAACGCGACGAACGTCTTCGCGCAAAAAACCGTACTTTTTGACGGCCGCGAAATGAAAATCGAAGATTTCCTGGAATCCATTCCGAAAGATTCACTTCAAAAAATCAAAACAACCTGGGACGCGATCACGTCCGGAAAACTTAAAATCGAAAAAAAATGAATTCACAAATCCAACTTTTGAACGCCGACTGCGTTTCGGAAATGAAAAAATTTCCGGATAAATATTTTGACCTGGCCGTCGTGGATCCGCCCTACGGTATAAATATAAACGCGAACCTTGGCCGAAAAAAAGGCAAACGAAAACGTTTCGCCGAAGCGACCTGGGACGATCAAATTCCGAGCGCGGAATATTTTTCGGAATTGTTTCGCGTTTCAAAGAATCAAATAATCTGGGGCGGAAATTATTTTCCGCTTGGGCCGTGTAAACATTTCATTTTTTGGGATAAATTGACGGCCGAAGGAATGACGTTCGCAGACGGCGAATTCGCCTGGACTTCATTCGAAACGGCGCCGCGAAAATTCGTCCTTCGTTCTATGCAAAACGATCGAATTCACCCAACTCAGAAACCGGTAGCGCTTTACGACTGGATTTTCAAAAATTACGCGAAGCCAGGGGATAAAATAATAGATACTCACCTGGGAAGCGGATCGTCCGCAATCGCCGCCGAACGCGCCGGACTTGAATTTTTCGCGACGGAAATCGATCCGGAATATTTCAAAGCGACAAAAAAACGATTCGAACTTCATATTTCACAAACGCGCCTTTTTTTATGAAAACCTACGGATTCGACGATCCGAAAGAAGCGCTGGTTTTCTTCGTAAATTACGAACGCGCGCTTCTCAAACGCCGGAACGAACTTTCGGAAATGGATCGAACAAAACAACAAATTTCGAAAGAATTGGTATTTTGCCGAAATGAATTGAACTTCGTTCGAATCAAAAAAATTTCGCTTTTTTGGAAGATAAAAAAAACCGATCCGTTCTTTTCCGGAATCAAAACACAAATCGAAAACGGAATTCCGAAAATCTATTTCGAAATTTGAAAAATTTTTTTATCTTTGGGAAACTTTCAAAAAATTGGTCGTTATGCAATCACTGAAAAGACAAATCAAACGCGGAAACGCTCGAATCCGTTACGAAAAAAGCGAAGACGGAAATTCGGCGACGGTTATTTTCGAAACGAAAACCAAACGCGGAATCTGGGTCGAAACTAAACGATCCAAACTTTCAAAAAATGAAAAATAAAGTCAGGTGGCGGGAATATGGAATACCGCTGGCGCCTCCCATAGAAAAGTCTCGCAGAAGATGGACGCCGCCTCTGCTTGCAGGTTCGAATCCTGTCCTGACTACTAAACTAAATTTTTTTTAATATGTTGAAAACTCAAATCATTGGAAACGTAGGAACCTCGGCGGAAGTCAAAGTTTTAAACAATGGCCTTCAGGTTATCGTTTTTTCCGTCGCTTACACGTACAAAACGAAAACGGAAGAAAAAACAACCTGGGTAAAATGTAAAAAATTCGTCCAGGAAGGAAAAACTGCCGTCCTGGCCGACTACATTCACAAAGGCGACAAAATCTTTGTCGAAGGCCGTCCGGAAGTTTCGGCCTACCTTGGAAAAGACGGAACGGCCCAGGCGTCGTTTGAATTGGTGGCGAATGAAATTCAACTTTTGACAAAGCGATCCGATTCAGCCGCACCGGTAACGGCGCCGGCAACAAATCAAAAAGACGAATTCGCCGACGATTTACCGTTCTAAAATGGAAAAATTTCCGAACTTCAAACGTCGATTCGAAAAAACCTACCTGGACGGAAGAAAAATCGACGCTTTCGTTCAGGTCGGCTTTTATTACGATCCGAAAGGTGCGAACGATTACTGGAACGGCTTCGAATATTATTCCGGCTTTTCACGCCGCGCAAACGTCGCAGACGCTTCCATTCCGGAAAACATTTCCGTTCAGTTCGGAATCGTCGTTTCAAACGTGGAAAATATCGAAGACGTTTTGAACCGGATCGAAAACGAAATTTTCAGGGCGTTTTCGGACAAAGAAACGATCCTGGAATTCAAAGAATTCAAAAAAGTAATTTTGCAAAAATGGAAAATTTAGAAAAAAACGACGGCTGGGAAATTTACTCGATCACTATCGAACAAAATCTTTTTTCAAAGGATCGCGAAATCAGTAAATATAAAGGGAAAATTCGTTTTAAAAACGGAACCTGGGAAGATTTTACGGCGAATATTCCACGCGAAGAACTTGAAAATATTTTTGAAATTATGGGAAAAGTTATCGTAACAAACGCCGAAAAATTGTCAAATGAAATAAAATCACAATTCGAAAAATGGAAATGATTTCAAAACATATTTCTTTGAAAGAAGCGACTTATTCGGCGACTGCAATCCGGCGAAATATTCCGCAAATAGTGAACGCGCCGACGCTGGAAAATATGCAACGCGTCGCGAATGAATGTTTCGAACCGCTTCGCGAATACCTGGGCGAACCGGTTCGGATTACGTCGTTCTACCGATCGCCTGAAGTGAACCGCGCTATCGGCGGAAGTAAAAATTCGGCGCACACGCGCGGCGAAGCGATCGACCTGGACGCCGGCGACCGAAATAAAGAAGCGTTTTATTGGCTGGCTTTGAACGTCGAATTCGATCAACTTATTTATGAATTTGGAAACGATCAAAATCCGGACTGGATTCACGTTTCGAAAGTCGCGTCCGGAAACCGGAACCAGATTCTTCGAGCGATCAAACGCGCCGGAAAAACGGCCTATGTAACGCTTACGAAATCAAACGTCGAAACCAACTTTTCAAACTTCAAAAAGAATGGCAACCTATAACGATTACCCGGAAGCCGCCAGCGATAACGCCAAACGCGCGCTCGAATATCGACGGAAAACCGGCAATCCACGCGGCTGCGGAACGCCAGTCGGCTGGGCCAGGGCGCGCCAACTCGCGAACCGGGAAAACCTATCGGAAACAACCGTCCGAAGAATGGCGGCTTTTGAACGCCACCGCCGAAACTCAAAAACGCCCTATTCGGCCGGCTGTGGTGGCTTAATGTGGGACGCCTGGGGCGGCGATGAAGGAATCGCCTGGGCTCAAAGAACGATCGAAAAACTGGACGCGAAAAACTTCAACCACGGACTTTGATTCCATTCGATAAATTGACGAAAAAGGAACGCCAGCGAATTTTCCTGGACTGCTATCGCCGCGCCTTAAACGACGCGGACGCGCTTCAACTTTTGCCGGCGAACTGCCGAATTCGCGCTTCGTCGGTTTCGAAATGGAAGAACGATCCGGAATTCCTTCGCCAGTACAAAGAAATCGAAATCGGAATTCGCGAAATGATCGTTTCGGCGTTCCGGAAAAAGATTTCCGAAGGCGATACGGCCGCGATAATTTACGGAATGAAAACGATCGGAAAAAAGATCGGACTTTCGGAAAAGATCGAAATCGAAGCGACGCGAACTATACGCGTCGAAGATTTGAAATTCCTTTCGCTGGACGCCGCGATCGAATCGGAAGCCGAAGATCCGGACGAATTCGACGAATACGAAGAAGAATCTTAAAAAATGGCCGTCGGCGTTAATTACAATTTTTTGAAAGATTCGAAAAAATATCTTTCAATTTTACAAGGCGGAAGTCGATCCGGGAAAACTTACGCCGTCCTTCAGTACCTGGTCGCGCTTTGTGTGAAATACCAAAACGCCGGCCTTCGGATTTCGCTGGTTCGCGCAACGACGCCGGCCGTGAAATCGACCGTCCTGGTCGATCTTTTGGAAATTTTGATCGCGGAAAATTTGTTTTCCGAAGAAAACTGGAATAAAACCGAAAAATCGATTTCCGTCCTGGGAAATACGTTCTACTATTTCGGCGTCGATTCCGAACAAAAAGTCCGGGGCCGAAAGCAAAATATTTGTTTCGCGAATGAATTAAACGAATTGACCTGGGAAAAGTACGTTCAACTCGAACTGCGAACTTCTCACAAATTTATCGGCGACTGGAATCCGTCCGATCCGGATTCCTGGATCGTTACGAAATTAGAAAAATTCAAATCGGACGTTTGCGATAAACAAATTTCAACCTATCGCGATAACCCTTTTTTAACGGAACATCAAATTTCTAACATCGAACGGCTGGCGGAAGTCGATCCGGAATTCTGGACGGTTTTCGGACTGGGCCAACTGGGCCAGGGCCGGCGCGGACTTATTTATTCCAACTTCAAAGAATCGCCGGAAGATTTCGAACCGCAATTTTTCGGCGTCGATTTCGGTTTTTCGAACGATCCTTCGGCCGTTATTGCTGGCCGAATCAAAGATTCAAAACTTTTCCTGAAGGAAATTTTTTACCAGGTCGGCTTTATTACGTCCGACCTGGCGAAATACCTTAAACCGATAACCGGATCGAAGCCGGTTTTTTGCGATAACGCCAGGCCGGATTCGATCGAAGAACTTCGACGCTTCGGAATCAACGCGCAAAAAGGCCCGAAATTCCGGCCGAAAGCCGCCGGAATCGATCGAATGAAATTCTTCGAAATGTTGGTCGATCCTGGTTCGAAAAATTTATTTGACGAATTAAAAACCTATTGCTGGATCATTGACAATAACGGCAAACCAACCAACGAACCGAAGCCGTTCAACGATCACCTTCTTGACGCTATGATTTACGGAACGCTTGGATTTATTGACGCCTACGGCGGAAATTCGGCGCCGCGAAAATTGAAAACTTTTTGAAATATGAAAAAACTTGTTTTGAAATATTCGGACGGATCGATCGAAGAAAAATCTATTCCGGAATCGTTCGAAGAATTGACGTTCGAAATTTATTTGAAAGCCCTAAACGCACCGAAGGACTGGTTCGACCAGGTTCACGCTTTGACCGATATTCCGATAGATCTTCTTCATTCGCTGGACTTGAATTCGTCGATCATTCTTCGAAGGACGATCGCGCCGCTTTTCATTCGCGAAAATCTTTTGAAATTCGATTCGCCGGTTTTCGCTGGCGTTCCGGAAATCGAAATAGAAAACGAATCCTGGAACAAAATCGAAATAGCGAAAAAAATCGTTTCGAAGTACGTCGAAAACGAAAAGGATATTTTGAACGCTTTTCCGGAAATACTTCAAACCTACCGGCCAGAATTGACGATCGAAAAAACGCTTTCGGAACCGGTTTCGAAATGGTTCGGATTCGCAAATTTTTTTTTGTCCGGTTTGATCGGTTCCTGGATCGCTATTCAGAACTTAACGACGAACCAAACGACGCCGACTTCGTGAACGCCGGCGGCGAAGAACTTTCGCGCTTCGGCCACCTGGCGACGGCTTACGAACTTTCCGGGAAAAAAATCCTGGACGTCGAAGAAATTTTGAACCTTCCGGCCGTTTTCGTTTATGAAATTTTATTACTTAATCTTTACCAGCGAAGAATCGATTCAAATTTGAAACGTATTTTTGAAACGCGAAACCC